ATGAGTAAGCAATGGGGGCATGGGTTCTATGCAGGTCTTGCCGGTCGAGATGAAGAAAGCAAGAGATTGATTGAGGAGTACCAACTTACCCCGAGAAATGGAGAAACTGCACAGGAAGTCTTTGCTAGGGAAGATGGATACTCTGAGGGATGGCGCGACGCAATGGAAATGTCCTTGTGGCAATTCTTCTTGGCGCGTCGAGCTTTTAAGAAATCCGCCGAGACCTGGCAGAAATTATGGAGAGAAAGGAAAGCCTACTGACGAATTAGCGAATTCGTTTATCCAATATGGACGGGCCAAACGGCGTAAGTGGGCACTAACTATCGTGAAAAGCCGCACCGTTGCTTGTCAAGGGGAAACGGCAAATTTTTTCAATACCAAAACCCTTACTGGTAAAGGCTTTTGGTGATAGTGACCACTAACCACTGTAAAAAAACCAAGTTACCGGGGTACAATGGTCTTACTTCGGCTCTTCGCTACAGCTGCGAATCCGAACAAGGCACGGGGTCTAGGCCCCCCTACCCCGTACCCCGCACCACCCAATCCGTAGGTGCGGAATGGAACTGAAAATATTTTCAGGACTGTATTGCAATACAGGCTTAGTTTGGGTTAGAATTTCTTCGGGGAAACGTGCGTCCAGATTTTTGGCGTCGATTCCAGCCTAGAGGCTTGCACTAGGCAATTCGGTATGCCGGGCGCGAAAATGCTTGGACGCGCCATAAAATTCCAAGCCGTAGAAATGCCGATATGCCATCGGATACGACGTGCAGGACGAGCGGACATGTCGCGGAGGATGGCACTACCTCGCCGGATAACGTAACCGGACTTCTTTGGCCTGCCCCTCACCCTCCTAGCTGATGCCCGCCTTATGAGCGGGGCGCAAATCTCCCAACGGGGGGCAGCCCAAACCAGATTCCCTCCTCCGTGATTCCCTCACGGTTCGCCCTCTACGCGGAGGGCGTTTTTTATTCTGGAGCCTGAATGCTTGAGAAGGAATGCGAGTGTTGCCATGAGCGCAAGCCATTGGGCGCGTTCTTCTCGCCCCCTTCAGACTCCCGGGCAGACGCCCACGGCACTAGCACTTACTGCAAGCAATGCCACGCAGACGCCATGATCCCCTATGGCTATGGATGGTATGGGGACCGCTACACATCACCCGAAACCACGTAAAGGAGAACACCATGGCCAAGCCCTCCAAAGGAAAAAGCCTCCGAAGAAGTGCTGAAATCTCGAGAATCTTTCTTTTTCTCATCAAATCACTAGGTTGAGTCATGGGCGCACCCGTAGGGAACAAAAACGCAGTTGGATCGCAGGAGACCGAAAGGCCCTTCCGTGATGCCCTGCGCCGCGCCATTGCTCAAGATGACAGCAAGAGGTTAAGGGCTGCTGCCGAACGTCTGCTAGACCTGGCTGCAATAGGTGAAGCATGGGCGGTCAAGGAACTGGCAGAGCGGATGGACGGCAAGGCCCCGCAATATTCCGAAGTGAAACTATCCGGAAAGGTGGATTTCCTTGCCGCGCTCGAAGCCGTCAATACCCTCGGAAGCGATAGCCAAACTAAAGTACCTGAGGGACAACCCGGCTGAGTTTGTAAAGCAGGTTATCGGGGCAATCCCTGAGCCTTGGCAGATTGAGGCTCTGAACGCCATCAGGGATGGGGACCGGGTGGCGATCCGGTCAGGCCACGGGGTAGGCAAGTCGGCCATGATGTCTTGGCTAATCCTCTGGTGGCTCTCCACGAGGTTCCCGGCAAAGATTGCCGCCACTGCGCCGACAGCCCACCAGCTTGAGGATGTTTTGTGGGGCGAGGTAGCCAAGTGGCACCGTAGCATGCTCAACCCGTTCTTCCGGGATCAGTTGGAAGTGAAGGGCGACCGGGTATGTCTCAAGGAAGCCCCGAACGAATCTTTCGCTGTGGCGAGAACAGCCCGGAAGGAACAGCCGGAAGCGTTCCAGGGTTTCCACTCGGACAACATGTTGTTTCTCGTGGACGAAGCGTCCGGCGTTGAGGACATCATCTTTGAGGTTGGCGAGGGTGCGATGTCCACGCAGGGGGCAAAGACCCTGATGGTGGGCAACCCCACGCGGACGAGCGGGTACTTCTATGATGCCTTCCACATGGGGCGGGCGCACTGGCGAACCCTCAAGGTCGGATGTTCCGAGTCCTCCAGGGTGGGGCCGGACTACCCGGCACAGATGGCAAGCCGGTACGGGGTTGATTCCAACATTTACCGGGTGCGTGTATTGGGGGAATTCCCCCTCTCGGAAGACGATGTAGTCATCCCGCTGCATCTTGTCGAATCTGCCAAGGATCGTGAGGTAGAGACCTACCGCGTAACCCCTGTGTGGGGCCTGGACGTGGCTAGGTTCGGATCAGACCGTTCCGCCCTGGCGAAGCGCCGTGGAAACACGCTGCTTGCCCCTATCGAGGCGTGGAGCCAGTTGGACACCATGCAGACGGCGGGGAAGGTTCTCAGGGAGTGGCACCTAACCCCTGCCGACATGAAGCCGCATTCCATCCTGGTGGACGTGATCGGGATTGGGGCGGGCGTGGTAGATCGCCTGCGGGAATTGGGCCTTCCTGCCCGTGGCGTGAATGTGGCGGAAGCTGCCAGTTCAAACGATAGATTCATGCGCCTGCGGGATGAACTGTGGTTCACCGCCCGGGAATGGTTTGAGGCGCGCGATACCAAGATTGCCGAGGACGAAGAACTGGTCGGTGAATTGGTGTCGGTGAAATACAAGATCACATCCTCCGGGAAATTGCAGGTGGAGTCGAAAGACGAGATGAAGAAGCGCGCGATGCGATCCCCCGACTTGGCTGATGCGTTCATCCTGACGTTCGGCGGTGGGGCGGATAGATATCCCGACTTGCAGATCAACACGGAGCCCGAGTGGGCCAAGGACTACTAATGGCCGACCAACAAGTCACCACCAGTGAAATCGACTGGAAGACCATCGTCCAAGAGCAGTGGGGAGAACGCTGGTCAAAGCCCGATGTAGCCTATCAGTGGAGCAATGGGCGAAAGATGGACGACACGGGGGCCAATGGGGGGCCATATGCGAATAATCCTGCGCCCGATCACTGAGCATCCGGAACCCGGTGAACTCGTCATCCTCCGGTGTTCAACAGCGGCCGGGACTCGCTTGCAAACTGGCTACTGGTGGGGCGGATGGTTCCGTCCGTCGGGCCTGCCGGAGTCCAACGCGGTGGAGTGGTTCCAGTGATCGATAGCCTCGATATCTCTGCCGGTTCCGACTTCGACCGGTGCAAGGAAGCTGCGGAAGTCCTGCACGCCCACTACCCTGGACATGCCTGGGCTGTCCATCCGCAGGGCGGGTGCCTAGTCATTCGCAACCTCGTTATTTCGGAGCTTTACGGCATGGTGCTACACATGGACAACCTTACGGACGGCGGGGCGCGGAAAAAGCGCATCATCCGTGCGGGGGGTGAATACCTGGAGCGTGCCGGGTGGAAACGTGGCAGGTATGAGGGGCAGGACCGCCCCGAGTGCGAAGGCGTCAAGCGGGGTTCCCGTTAATGGATTGGCTTGACCTCGCCAAGACTGCGTTCGAGGGTTCGACAACGTATTTCGACGCGAACCTGCGGAAGCAGCAAGAGGACAACTTTGCCCACTTCCAGGGCCGGCATACGGCAGATTCAAAGTATCACCTGGATTCGTGGAAATACCGCAGCAAGTCGTTCGTGCCGAAGACTAGATCGATTGTCCGTAAGGGCGAGGCGACCGTCGCGGCGGCGTTTTTCAGCAACGTAGATGTCGTCACCGCAGACGCTCAGGATCAGTCGAACACCTTCCAGGTCGCTAATGCGGCCCTGATGAAGGAACTCCTGAACTACCGCTTGCAGAAGTCAATCCCCTGGTTCGCTACCCTGATCGGGGCGTTTCAGGAGGCGGAAGTATGTGGCGTTGTGTGTTCCTATCAGGATTGGATGCACCGGACCGAGACGGAGACCGTCCTTCAGGCCGGAACGGATGAATTTGGCAATCTCGTCCAATACGAGACGCAACAGGAAATAGTCGTTGAAGACCGGCCCTATATCGATCTGGTCCCTTTGGAGAATGTGAGATTCGATCCGGGCGCGGACTGGCGTGATCCTGTTGGTACGTCCCCCTACTTTATCCACATGGTGCCCATGTATGTGGGGGACGTAAAGGACAGGATGAAGCGGGCTGATCCGAAGACAGGGCAACCCGTTTGGACTCCGCTTGAGGACGGTGAGATTCAGGCGGCCATGGTGGAGTATGACTCTGTGCGCAATGCGCGAGAGAACCAGCGGACGGACTCCAAGGCGGAAGACAACGCCTATAGCGATTTCGATATCGTCTGGTG